CTCCTCCACTGATTGTGGCATCTAGTGTTCCTGTTTGAGTTCCAGTGTTCCATCCCGAAGTATTTCCCGACTCAAAATCTGTCCCAGATATAGTATCTGCGACTGCTGTTGGTGCTCCCATTAAAAGAGCAGACGCTACAGCAAGCGTCTTTTGAATATTGTTCATTTTTATGCAGTGAATAAGTGATTGATTAACAAAAACAGAATGTTTTTAGATTAATAAATGCACCAAGTCACTGCTAAGGTGACTTGTTAATAGAGTTACAAACTCAATTGACAAATCATAGGCATAAGTATTTATGAAAAAAGAGGGGTCACCCCCTCTTGCTAGTATTCTGAATAACGATGAACTTATCTTTTGGTAAGGTGCCTGCTATACAGACTTTAAGTTCATCATCTTTGTCCCATACCCCATCTTCTACAAGTTTCTGAAGGGCAAGACTCAATTGCCCAAGCATTCCAGCACTCACAGAACACCAGGAATGATTTGACCAGTGGTAATGTAAGTACCAACAGCAATTACAAAACCGAGCATAGCAAGACGACCATTCAGACGTTCTGCCTTTTCATTGTGAGTTTCATATACGTTGTTGTTCATAGCTTCGATAGTCTCCTGAGGAATGTACATTTGTGGTTCTTTGGCAAACATATTCTGTTGGCCAAATTCATTAGTAGTTGTGGTCATGTTAAGTTTTGTGACAGACCATACTATATAGGATTTGTTAAGGATTGTCAAGTGCCTCTTGTAAGACTTTGCTGACAAGATTTACAACTGGTTGGTCTCTATCGTATCCTGTGATACTACCACGACGAATGATTGCAGGTCCAACCAAAGGATTAGGTTCAATCAATTCATATTCGTAGTTGTGTTTTGAGGTGAGACCTTTACCAGTAGAGTTCCAAATACGAATTTCAGCAAGTTGTTTACCATTAATGGTCATGCCAAAAGGTTCAAGATCAACTTTTACACGAAGCATAATTAAGAGAAAGTAATAACGTCAGGGGAAGAACTACTACTTACAGTAGTTCCAAAGAAAGGATTGGAACGATAGAGATCATTACGATCATAGTCATACCAATATTGAGAGTGTGGAACATCATCGTTTCCACCTAATACACCAGAACCAGTAATTACAGTATTATCTTCTTTTAGATACTTTACCATTTCAGTTAGTGCATCAATAGCACGTTCTAGTTGATAGAGTGCTTTGTCATTCATCGTCATCATCTCCTTTAACATAACATGGAACTCGATCTGGATCTAACCAGCAAGTGTAATCATGATCCTCCATGGCAGTCATCAGTTGCATCTCATTATCACAAAGATACATATCCCGATAACGACCAGTATATGAATCTACTTTTTGAATACGACAATCAGGTTTATCATTAATTTCTAATGTACCAACCTGAACATATCGATATGGAAATCGATCAAGTAGAACTTTAATCTTTCGGTTTTGGTTTGTTGCAGTCATTGCAGTAGTAGGAGAACCCTGTACGAAAGTACTTTACTACCTGGTAGTGGTCCTTGTCAAGGGGTTTCTCCTGCTGACACTTGGAACACTGTCTAGTATCGTTGAGGGAGTTTTGATCCGAGGTATTCTTGATGCGATTTAAAAATTTGATCATAATACTTGTTTTTAAAATCTTCTGGCATTACATGAGAGATCATATTTGGATCAATTGCTTCTGGATCCAAACCATTAAACAGATCTAAGTATGCATTCAATTTAAGTAAAACTCTTTCTTTCATCATCTTAGATTCACTAAATCCTGTTTTGTGATCTAAGTCTTTACCTGATTCAAATTCCTCTACTAGAGTAATTAAAAATTTAATATCTTTTGGAAACAAAGAAGCAAATCTGGATTTTGCTTCCAACTCGGCAAAATTAACTTGTTCAAATTGTTGCTTGTCCATAATTTACTCCTTTGTTTGCACTTCCTTCACACGGACTGCCCAGCCTGGGATCGAACCAGGGACCAGTCGATTAACAGTCGAATGCTCTACCGCTGAGCTACTGGGCATTAAGTTTGTTGTGACTGTAACATAAACTCTACAGTATTAGCAATGTCATTCATTGCATCACGAAGATGGGGTTGTTGACCAGATTCTTGACGAACAATAGGTCTGTGATCATCAGTGAGAGACCATCTCCATTGTTTCATTTGTTCACAGTACCATAAATTAATTTTCATGTTTGAAATATTCCAATTTAATCCAGTTAATAAGTGCATTGAATTCTGCTCTCTTTTCTTCACTGAAATCTTTTCCTTTACTGAATAGATAGAAGTCAAGAGATTCAATGACATTTTGCCGATCTTTTTGTGAAATAAGTGACATTGTATGTATCCTCATGGAGGAAGCGGATGATCGGACTTGAACCGACGACGTTCTGCTTGGAAGGCAGACATTCTACCACTGAATTACATCCGCAGTGACCCCTCTGTTTGAGCATCGTTGATAGGCTTGAGGGGTGTTATTTACCTCTGTCTGGGAATCGAACCCAGTTTCCATGTGTGTTGTCCACCCGTCCTTACCAATAGACTACCAGAGGATTGGTGAGTCGGATATGATGATCCCGACTCGTTTGAAAGGATTGAACATTTCCATTTCCGTTCCTTTCAAGTGCCCGAGAGAGGACTTGAACCTCCACTCCTTACAGAACATGATCCTAAGTCATGCGTGGCTACCAATTACACCACTCGGGCATGTACAGAATATAGCACTGTATATTCTGATTGTCAAGAGACAGAAAACTGTTTTTCTGTTAGTTCAATATATGTATCTCTAATCTCTTCCCCGTATGTTTGGTTTGCATCCTTTCTTCCCTTACAACTTCCTATTCCACAGAAACCACAATTCTTTCCAGTAACAAGATAATTACTAACAATATTTTTGTATGTTTCTTGTGGAGATGAATCAAAGAGATGTACTACATTTTCACCAGAAAAAGTAAGAAGGTATAGTGTATTGAATACAAACCAAGTATCATCTAGATGTTGAAGATTATTAACCTTACAGAATTTTAAATACTCATTAAAATCTTTCTTTGCCAAACTATGTAATACAGAGTAAACACTACCGATTTTATTTTGAATATCCTTTGAGTGAAAGATATCAGCAACATCTGTAACTAAAGAGTCTGAAGAAATATCAGATATTGAATTTTTATCCCATGGAAAGTTCCAATTGTTAGTGATCATATAATCAATTAGAGATCTCAGTTTTTTAGGATCTGGGTTATCTAAGTAATTAAGTCTACCACCAGGATAGTTTACCTTCAAATAATACTGCTGATTCTCTTCATCGATAGTTTCATAACCTAGAACTTCAATAGCACTAAGTTCAAAACCATTTTCGTCGTATAAGTTTTCTAGAATATTCAATTCTTTAATTCCACAGGCACCGATCCAATCAGTGAAATGATTTTGGTGCCTTTCTTGGAAGATGCCAAATTTGTGTTGATAGCATTTCTTACTGACAATATTGCCAAGATAAAAAATATCAGATACATCCACAAGTTCATATTCATCCGTCATTAGATCAGAAGGAAGTAAATGAACTTTGTATGGAACTCCTACTCCTTTGTAGTAAAAGTCTTTACCCTTACAAACTCTACCATTAACGTATTCAATATCTTCAGGAATAAAAACTGAATTTATTTGAATACCTTTATTATTGTAGATGGGAATATCTGTCATAATCTATCAAACACAAATGGCATTCCTACTCGACCAAATACTATATTACCATCTTTATCATACCCTACATCTTCGGAAATGTATACAGAGTCATTAAACTTTGCCACACTTTCGATTTTTACACCCTTTACAATACATTCACCACAGGGGGATGCAACCCAAAAAGTTCCATCCCAGGTGAATTTAAATTTACAAGTGGGTTGCCAATCCATATCATAGGATTGAAATTCAACTTCATTAGATGATATTGTTTCATATGTATGGTACTCTTTTTTATATGGTTCCCCATCAGGGAACATATACTCGTACCAATTTTCCGATTGCAGTTTATTGCCTTCAATCTGCTTATAGATGACACGAATCATGGCATAATAAGCAGGGTTAGAAAATGCTTGTTTTTGATTCAAGTATTGTCCAACGATATTGAAGTTCATAAACAGGTCACCATGCACGCCACCAATTCTTTAACTGGAAATTGGAAACCAGGCGGAGAAAGAATTCCCCATCCGCACCACTTGCTTTTAGGAAGCAAGAAACCCGAGGGGTCGTAAAACCCATCCCGACCAGGGCACATTTAACGTCTGTCCGAGACGGGCATAATTAGGGATTTGACTCCACCAGGGCACACTTATAGTCTGTCCGAGACTACGGGATAGGCAGGACTCGAACCTGCGACCGACTGCTTAGAAGGCAGTTGCTCTATCCAACTGAGCTACTATCCCATTTGCATCTCTCGGATACGATCAGCAACGATCTTAGCATCACTGATCTTACCTTCCGAGATTAGTTCATGGAGGTGATCGACGAGTGCATCAATTGATTTTTGATGAATTTCAAGATCAAAAAAGCAGTCTTGAATTTCCCGTTCAGTCATCGTCGTTTCCTCCGTTGCTTACCTTGTAAGTATATAGCATCCAGGGGGGTGGTGTCAAGGGGTTGGATTGAAGTAATCCTTCCTCATGTACCTGCCGAGGATGTTGGAATTATAGTAGGCAGGGGTCCCATCTGTCAAGGCTTCTGTCAGAACATTATTTAAGAAGAGTTGTTTTGTTTCTTCAAAGTTACATTGTCCTTTTGTTTTATGGAGGCTAAGTATTCTTCTGTCGCAGGATGTTTTTCCCCAAACGTTAATGTCTGCTTTAAGTTCTGGACAGGATCCATAATACTTTTTCCAGTCAGACTCTGATTTAACCTTTCTAGATTTTCCTTTCGGTGTCTTGAAACTCCAGAAATATTTTCTACCAATGTAAGACCTACCAGTTGAACGGCAGTGTATATGATAAACAAAACCAAAATAATCTTGAATGTGATCCGATTCAAAAACTTCTGAATTATACATCCAAGGATTTTCCTTATCTACCATCTCTATAACTCCTTAGTATGTCTCTCAACCCTCCACATGGTTGATTCTACAGATAAAAAAAGGGGTTGTCAAGTGGTCTTTGTCACCTGACAACCTGCGCCGACGATATACTATTATTTATCTTTATTCTGTTCTTTGATAAACTTTTCCATATCTCTCTTCATCTTCCATCTAGAAATCTCCAAACCAATCCGCATCTTATTCCCCCAGAAGAAACGGATAATATTAATCCGAATCAACTGGAGAACTAAGTGTATGAATTTAATTACATTGGAATCCATGATACAAATGTATGCAAAGATTCCAAATACTAATAACCACAAGTAATAACTAGGTTCTGCCATAAGAATCAGTCAAAGATTCTGCCCCAGCCGTCGTTGCCACCAGGACACCAACGTGCTTTGAGCATTGCTCTGCTGTATACAGCACCTTTACCGTTAGTTACAGGACCAGTATAACCATCGTTGCATGAACCATAGGGATCATTCACGACATATCCATCACCCTTCTTACCGATAACTACACACATGTGTCCACCAGTAGGAGCACTAAGAGAACCACGGTGGAGAATACCAATAACCACGGGCTTACCAGCAGCAAGGGACTTATCCAGATCAGCAAAAGAAAGATTGTATGAGAAATGGGACTTGATACCATACGACGCAAGAACCTTCGTCTGAACCGAATGGTCAGTAGTATCACCAATCGCAAATACCTTCGTGACATACGCATCATCACCCTTAGCACCCTTGAGAGTACCTGGCTTGAGGAACTCAAGGCACATTGCACATGAGGATGAGTTGCATGTTCTATGGGCATCACGATAGTTATCCACCTGGTTAAAGTATGGTACTGCTAGGATAGGTGGGATGGGTGGCTTGCTACGGTACTTCTCGATCCATGCAGCATCCTGAGCACCACCTGCACCGTCGTCTACGAGGCAGTCGGGGTCCGTCTGACGCATTGCTTCCTCTAGCAGACTGACCCCCTCCACGTGCCCTGCATTGCGTTCTGAGAAGAACTCAAAGAACTTGTGGAGATCCACAGGACCACCTGCAGCATTGCCTCCACGATAAGCAACCACCCATGGGGAATCTTGCTTGAGGTGCTCAGGAATCGATGCTTCTAATAGACCAACTGCAGCAACATGGTTGGCATTATTTTCATCATAAAACTTAAAGAAATTAAGTAGTACTTAGACATTTTAAACTCCTTTTGTGGTGTTACGTTTGTTGAGTTTGCTAAACCTTTCTTCCATAATTCACCCTCAGCAGTTCTGCGTCGAGCCAATCCTGCCTCAACATTCGTGCCTGGGTTCCTATACTTATAAAGAGCAGCAGGTACATCCTTCCAGTTTGCTTTGGACGAAAGTGCAGTAGTGATAGAATTGAAATTACTTCTATCACCATAAAATCCTGCACCTAAGTTATAAGCAAAACTTAGGATAGCACCTTGCTGCTCTGGTGTCATTTCACTCCAGTGTGGAATTTTCTTTAGTGCTGGAATGAATTGAGTTTCACATTGTGAGATGAGTAAATCATCTGCTTCTTGTTGGGTGATTGTATCACCCAATTTAAATGGAGATCCATCTTTCTTACGGGTAGTTCCCCAACCAATTGTGATTGGCAACCCACCAGAAAGAGGATCTGGATATGCTTTTAAATGACATCCTTCAAATTGTTTAATGATGGATAGTCCTGGTGCGGGTACAGTCATAGTTTAAATCCTGCAAATGTATCAGTTTTTACGTCTTGTTTAATCCCACCAATAACATAAGATTCGATCTCAGTTTCTTGAGGAGCATTCTGCATCATCTTAGAATTCAACCAATGCTCGGTCCATGGAAGAGGATTATTATTTTGAGGTACATCATAAATTGGTTTTAATCCAATTGCCTTCATACGACGGTTGGCAACCCATTCAACATATTGACCAAGTAGTTTATCATTCAGACCAATCATAGATCCGTCTTTGAATAGATATTCTGCCCATGCTTTTTCTTCATCTACAGTTTCTCTAAACATTTGATAAACGTTTTCTTGCTCTTCTTGAGCAATTTGGTGCATGTCTGGGTCATCCCCGTTATTCCAGTTCTTGATAATATTTTGTGTGATGACAAGATGCTGGCTTTCGTCTCTTGCGATGAGAGAGATAATTTTAGCTGATCCTTCCATGAGTTTGAGTTCACCAAACGCAAAGCTGCAAGCAAACGAAACATAGAACCTAATCCCCTCTAAGATGTTAACATTCATGATTGCACGATAGAGTTTCCTCTTCAATTCGTACAAAGTTTCTTTAGCAGCAGGAACACCTTCTAATTGATGTTGCCACTGATTTCCAGAAGAGTAATCTTGTGCAGCACGAATGAATTCATCATATGCTTTCGTTACACTTTTTGCTCTTCTCAAAATATTTTCATCATCTAAAATTTTATCAAACACCTCACTAGGATCAGAGTAAACATTTTTGATGATGTATGTGTAAGAACGTGAGTGAATCATTTCCATGAATCCCCACACTTCCATACATGCTTCCAGTTCAGGAAGAGAGCAATATGGAATAAATGCAATTCCTGGACCACGACCCTGAACAGAATCAAGCAGAATCTGATACTTCAGATTAGAAGTAAAGATATGCTTCTGTTCAGAACGTAGTTGTTGATAATCAGCACGATCCTTTTGGAGGGAGACCTCCTGGGGTCTCCAGAAATATGCAGTTTGTGTCTCCGTAAGTTTATCAAATACAGGATATTTAAATCCATCATAACGTTGAACTCCCAAGGGAGCACCAAAGAACATGGGTTGTTTCTTAGTCTCAACCTTTTCAGTATTGAAAACTGTCATACCTTCTACCATTGATTTCTCCCTTAAACTTTACATGAATCACAATCTTCTTCACCTGCCAAACTCAAATCATCAAGCAATGCTTTTAGTTTCTCTTCATTGGTGTCAGAATCAGCATCCTTCTTAGCATCATATGTATTTTGATAGTAAGAGGTTTTCCAACCGTACTTATATGTATTCAGAAAATCTTGTGCCATTACCGAAGTAGGAACTTCATTATCGGCATAATTCTCTGGATTATACGACCAGTTTCCAGAAATCGCTTGATCGAAGAACTTTTGCATAACAGCAACAATGTTAATGTAGCCAGTATTGCTAGGCATATCCCAGAGTAACGTATAATTGTTCTTAAGAGTTCCGTTTGTTGCATTTGACACAACGGAACTGCTCTCCGATGGCATTTGTGCGGACAGTGTTGAGTTCCTGAGACCGTGAGCCAGGATGGATGCTCTAAGTGTTTCCCAATCATATTTCAACTCGTTAGGTACGATTTCGTCTACATCTTTTTTGTAGGTGTCGATTGGAAGAATACCATCAGAATACTTTGTGCGATCAAAGTAACCACAAGCACCCTTCTCTTTAGCAAGTTCATTGGATGATTTTAGTAGATAATACTGAAATGCTTCAGTAAGATCATGAACTAGTTTCCATGCTTGAGGATCATCATAGTGCTCACCATGACGAGCAAGATAGTGTGCAAGACCAATATATCCAATACCAAGAGAACGACGATTCTTTGTAGAATTTTCTGCTGCAATTACAGGATACTCTTGATAATCAATCAGTGCATCTAGACCACGAACAGAGAGATCACAAAGATCTTCTAGTTCATCAAGGTTCTTAAGTTTACCAACGTTAACAGCAGAGAGAATACACAGGGCAATCTCACCTTCTGGGTCATCGATATGCTGGAGGGGTTTGGTGGGAAGAGTAATCTCTTGGCAGAGGTTGCTCATCCAAACTTTATCCTTGAAAGAAGAATGCTCATTACAGTGGTCGATGTTCATGATATAGATGCGACCAGTCTCGGCACGTTCTTTCAGGAGGTCCAGAATGAGTTCTTGAGCATTGATAGTCTTTCTTGGAATAGACTGATCTCGTTCGTAAACCAGATATAGTTCGTCAAATCCAGCAAGACCAAAAGCATCAGACAGACCTGGAACGTCATGAGGGGAGAAGAGTGAGATGTCTTCGTTACGGATGAATCGTTCATAGAAGAGTTTGCTGATCTGGATACTGTAGTCTAACTTACGAACACGGTTGTCCTCGGTTCCTTTATTATTTTTTAGTACTAGGATGGAATGGAATAACACCTGTGTGAGTAACTTCTCCCCCTCGGATCTTACTGTTGATACCACGGATTCGACCTGCGTTGATACCGATTCCTGCCCTTTGTGCAACATAACGACCAATAGCCATGTCACTAGTAAAGATGCTATCGAGGGTGTCATCACTATCAACAAGAACACAAGACGCAAATTGTCGAAGTGGTGTCCTAACTCCTGCGAGGATGGGAGTGGGCACGTTGATCTTGTGCTTGCTGATTGCGTCATAGTACTTCTTCACATATGTGAGACGTGTCTCTTTAGGATATTCGGCAAAGATAGTTGCTGAAACAAGCATATATGCATACTGAGGAGTCTCATAAATTTTTGAATTGCTTCTATCCTGCACAAGATATTTATCTACAACCTGACGCAATCCTGCATATGTGAACAAAAAGTCACGATCATGATCAATAAAAGTATTGATCTTATCCCACTCATCCATAGAATATTTACCAAGGAGTTCTGAGTCATAGATACCCAACGAGACTCCACCAGTAAGATGATCATGAACATCTGGGAATGCTACTTTCCAATTAGCTCCAAAGACTTGCTTATATAGACCGAACAGGAGAAGACGAGCAGCAACAAACTGATAGTTTGGATGGTCAAGAGAAATAAGATCACTTGCTGATCTGACCAAAATTTCTTGAATTTCTGCCGTAGTGATTCCATCGTAAAATTGAATACCAGATTGCATTTCTACTTGTGAAGCAGAAACCCCAGAGAGATCTGCACAAGCATGTTCTACCATAATATGAATCTTATCCAGATTCAGACCCTCTAGTTGACCGTTTCTTTTTTTAACTTTTGTACCGTTGCTCATACCTTTTTCCATTCTGCGAGTTTTATTTGTGCTTCTAGACCTTGAAAGGTGTTTGATTCTATCACGTTTTGAACATCATGTCCAGATAGAACCATCTCATTAATATCCTTCTCTTTAATAGTTTTTGGCCAAATAACTATAGGATATTGTCTAGCAATAATAGTCTCCATACGTTTTACAATTTGTGGATTCCTTGGTTCATTGTCATATACAAATACAAAATCTGTATACTCGTTAGCAAGAACAAACATCCAATCCACATCTGCACCAACCATTGCAATTGCATTATCTAGAAATAGACTATCAATTGGTCCTTCTGTTACATAAACAGGTTCATCATAATTAACACCATCAAGATTAAAAATTTTTGGTTGGTCACTATCCAAAATAGTTGTAATATATCTCAGTGGATTTCTAGGGTTCATTGCACGTGCTTGAAACCCAAACCAAACACCATTTGATATTAGTGGAATCACAATCCTAGAATGATCAGGATCTACTACTTTGAAAGTATCTTTTTGTGTATTTACCCAAGTCTTATATTTTTCTGCATAGTACAACTCAGAGAATTTCTCTTGAGGTATCTTTCGTGACAGTAAATATTGAACTGCTGGGTGTCCATTATTTAGTTTGTCTATAGGAATGATTCCTTCTTCTTTGTGTTGAAACTTTGGTTTTTCAAATGTAAATTTCGGTTCTGGTCGATAGGTTCCCTTACCAACCGAAGTTTCTTTATAACTTTCTAAGATGTATTGAGAATGCAAATCTGCAGCATGTTCCTTTAAGAAATTAGAAAGTGTTCTACCTACACCACAGTTATGGCATTTATATACGTAGTCACCTTTTCGTTCATAAAAATATCCTCGTGCCTTAGTCCTGTGCTTTTGTGAGTCACCACAATAAGGGCATCGAAGATTATAGAGATTCTCTTTTTTCTTTGCGAATTTTTCAAAACGAGGTTGAAGTAACGAAACGTACTTCGCATCAACAAAATTCATCTGGTATGTGTGATATTTCCTCCACTCACATTAGCACCAGACTTGCCGACTGTCAAGAGGTTGCCGAAAAATGATGCTGATCCCATGACAATAATTGCGGTGGTGGCAACTCCCATAGTCACCCAACGAAACTTTGAAAGTTCTTCTACTTTTCTTTCTAGTTTCTCTAGTTTATTATTGATTGCTTTAATAAGTTCCAATATTGCTGCGTCTGCTTTATCTACTTGTTCTAATCTATTTTCATGTCGTTCAAGAATAAGGGCAACTTGCTGATTACCCTCACTAATTCTATCAACGGCACGTTCTAGTTTATCCAACATCTCCTTAGAGAGATCTTCATATATTTGAAATTTTGCTTCTAAGACATCTAAATCTCTTCCTAGTCCAAATGGCATCATCCCCTCCTCATTTTTTCTAGTTCTTTATTGAGTCTTTTTTGGATAGTCTTACGAAGTCTCAAACGTTTTCCTGGTTCTACGGAAGGGGGCAAAGATACTTCAGCACCTTGATTAGGACCAATAGAATTAGTTGGGGGATTAGATTGACCTTCCATAGTTATACCGAAGTTAGTTCGTTGTAAATGTCCATATCAATATCAACATTATGTAGTGATCCATCATTATATTCTGGATACCTATCAAGAAAAACCAGGAACGTCTTTAGTGACGACCAATATTCACGTTCCAATTTATACATCATTAATGGAATTGTAGCATCACCAAAGACGTTAAAAAGAATAATAATATGATTTAAGATTAGATGAGTTCTTAGTTCACCACCCTTCAAATATTTTCTAAGTAATCTTTTAAGATACTTGAATCTCTTCATATCTTCATCAAAATCCTCTTTCGTAACCGATTGAGGATTTTCATAATGTTTAATGGCAAACATTAAGTAATTATCGGCATTTAACTCATCAAATCTCATAACATACTTCTAATTATCAGGTTCCAAATGTTAGAGTTGCAGCACCGTTAGAAATTACTTCTTCAGTACCACCAGCAGATGTAATCTTCACTCTAAATTTGAATCCGTTTACTGCTGAAGTTGCACCTGTTAGAGTTAGAGTTGCGGTAGTAACTCCACTATAAATACCACTGTTGCTAACGTTTGCCCAGGTAGTTCCTGTTGCTGTTTGACGTTGCCACTGATATGCAAGAGTGCCAGGTGTTCCAGTTGTGCTGGTTGTAACGGTGAATGTTGCAGCACCAGAAACTGTGGTTGCATTAGCAGGTTGACCAGTGATGGTTACTGCAGATGCAACGTCTGCTGCAATGGTGTCATCTGCAAGTGATTCATCTGCATTTGCTTCACCATCAGTGAATGATACAAGATGCTCTGCTTTGTGACGAGTAACACCTTCAGCATCAGTAAATGTACTGTATGCCCACCATCCAGGAGCAGTGATGCCACGACTCTTATTTTCTGCTAGAGATGCTTCAGTGTCATCAACATAAACAACAGTTTTACTCACAGAACCATAACCATTTCCTAAAGAAGCAGCTGCTTTATTCTGGTTTCCAGTTGTATCTGTTTTTCCGTAAAGAGACATTGTATTCTCCAGTAAACTTTTATATTCTGTATTTATTTATGTAATACCCGTTTTAGAAATATCTGTATAAAATCCAATATTCCATTTGCTTTGGTTCTATCTGTTTTTGATAACCATTCAGATAAAGAAAGGAGTAACCCCAAAAAGATGGTTACTCCCCAATTTGTTACGATACACGTAATCATAGTTTAATGCCGAGTTTTGCAGCTGCGTCTGATACTTGACCAGTAACTTGATCTTTGAACATTGCTGCTCTAACAGTAGTTAGAATCATATCATCAATGCTGTTATCAGTTGTCTTTACATACTTTTCTAGAAGATCTAGAACTAGTTTTTTGACTGCAGGACTGGTTGCGATTTGCATAAGAAGTGGTTTTACCACTGCGACTACTGCTCCCATAATGACCTCCTTAACTTTGTTTTAATGTATGGGTCTCCCCTTTTATTTAGTCAAAACGAGATGTATGCTTTGCCATTGATTCTGCTTCTTTTCTTTCCTTAGAAGTAAATCCGTGTTTAATCTTTCTCTGATTAGACGCATTAATTCTTCTATTCTGAGTCTCAGATGGAGTTTCTTTCCTACCTCTTTCCTTTGGTTGCTGTCTAGAACCAGGGAAGTTCTTAGCATGTTCTCTACCTTCTTTCGATCTAGAGATGTCTAGTTTAGTTCCAGTCTTCTTCTCATGCTTATCGAGAACTGATTGTCTCTTTGCTTTTGCTGCTAGAGATGCTCTTGCTTTTTCAGCACGTTCAGCACGACGAGAATCTCCACGATCAACACCTTCCTTATCCATTCTACGTGCTTCCATAAAGTTCGAGAATGAAAGTGCTTCTCCCATTGCTTTTTGCTTACGGAGTTTCTTAGGATTCTTCGTCTTGTCTGCAGAGTAGTTATTATCATCCTCATTATCAGGATCTACAGCACTACGATGTCTCGTGCGTCTTTCATGATCCTGCATGTTTTCACGACTTCTCTTTGCTTCATCGGGAGAATAGGTTCTACCACTGTTATACCATTCTTTACCAACATGACCTCTCTTCTTAGCATCAGCAGAAGCTTCCTGACGCTTGAGTTTTCTGCGGTTTGCTTTGAAATCTTTCATGGTCATGCCTTCTTCGATTTCAAACTCTTCCTTATTATATGCTTTCCAAGCAGTAGCAAAAGCAATACCTTTCTCTTTATCGGTTAAACCATCCTTGGAATATCCTTTCTTAATATGCTTAACCATACGTTCATACTTAGCACCAGGGGGTGCTGCTTCTTGCATCTCACGTTCTTTACGTTTTGCAGCAGTCTTAGCAAGTAGTCTTGCCTTTGCTGCATCACGTTCTGACTGAGGAATAGCAGTTACAGCACCAAGTTTTTCTGCTGGTTTACCAGGAACATATGATTCACCACGTGCTCTACGTTTTGCATACTCCATGTAAGATTCACCTGGACGTAACTTCTTAGGATCTTCTTTTGGTTTAGAAGCAGCAGCACGATCTTCACGAGCTCTTTGGTTTGCACCTGGGCCACCTAGTTTACGGTCCTTCTCAGGATCTGGATCCCAAAAATCTCCACGTTCAGATAGAGTAGAAACTTTCTCAGAAATAAGAGAAGAAAGTTTAGAATTCAGAGATTCAGTATTCACTGGAAGTTTACCCTGCTGCTTTAATTGCATCTTTTGCTTTTCAAGTTGTTGTTTTTTTAACTGCATTTGCTTTTGAAGTTGCAGTTGCTTTTGTGCTTGTTGATCAGCAGCTTCCATTATTCTTACCTCCTTTTTTGCTACCCTTCCATGCTTCACCCATTACCTCTCTCCAAGAATAAGTGCGAACTTCCATTCCACCTTCCTCTAGAGAATCCCCAATCATTTCAATATTTTCTTTAGCAAACTCACCCATTGCTTTTTGCTTACGGAGTTTCTTAGGATTCTTGGTTACTCCACCAGGACCCTCTGAAGGATAATCATGATCCTGACGAGTTCCTACACCGTGAGCAGAACCTGCTCTTGCTCTTTCTCTATCATCGGCAGTTAGACCCTTACGAGGAGAAGCATAAGCATCCTTTCTATTAGCAGGATTTGTTCTCCTTTGCATTGCTTTGAGGAATGGTTTTCTCTTTGCAGTCATCTTGGTTTTTGATGCTGCAGCATATGCCTTTGGAGTTTCACCATAAGAACCTTCTGCTTCATAGATATCAAGCATCTCATCCCAAGTGTATTCAGAAAGGTCATATCCTTCTTCAACCAAAGCATTCACCCAAAGTTCAAAATCTTCTCTATTAAATTGCTTCTTCTCAGCAGGAGTTAGAGCACCTCTCTGCGCTCCTCTTGCTGCTTGCTTTGCTTTTACCTTAGGATCATCAGACTTGTGAGCATATCCATGAAGACCAGGAGATGATGAAGTAGTATTACGGAAATCACCTCTTTGCTTTCTAGCAAGATCTTGTCTTTGCTTTGCTTTCTTAGCATCACCGAAAGTTGATTTATCTGCAAGTTTAGTTGCTCTATCTGCTGCAGCACCACCACCAGTTGACTTAGCGATCTTTTGACGAATTGGTGCTTCATCATAACCACGTTTTGCCATAGCAGTTGCTTCAATTACAACTGTGTATAGTTCATCAATTTCTTCCTCATTCAAATCATTCATGAGTGAGAAAAATTCATCTTCTGTTTCAATAATTCCTTCTTCTTGTAACCAGTTAGCAACTAGTTCAACATCCTCATAAAACTGCTCTTCTAGAGTTTCTTCAGAAATAATTGAATACCCGTTCTCTTCAAAAACAACTTCCATGCCTTCTTCAATCGCAGCAAGAACTTCATGTACTGCTTCATCATCGTAGCCCTCAGAGATTAGTTCATTTACTAAATCTTCATACTCTTCCTTAGGAACACAATTAGGAACTTCACGACCACCCTTCTTCTTCATACCAACCATCTGGTATCCTTTCCAGCATGGATCTTTATCCTCGGTTAGATCTGTGTCAATTTCAGTTTCTTCCTTTTTAACCTTAACATCTTGACCTGGTTCATACCACTTACCATCACCATCACTATCTTGCCAACGTAGTGGTTTCTTTTTCTTATCCTCTTTCTTTGCTTCCTTCATTAGGTCGGATGCCTTTGGATTAATTACAACTACAGTCTTTCCAGAACCAGACTTTTTCTTTGCTCCGTTAGGTGCTTCAGACGCACTCATATCCTCTTCTTCAATAGTATCAAGGACATTAAGTTCGATGGTTTCTGTTTTAGTGGTTCCAAGACCTTCACCTTTCTTAACAGATCTCTTACCCATTTTATCAACAACTACATAATCACCGTTAGATCTTTTGTTAATAACAAGAACCTGTTGACCATTAACATCCATCACTCTACCGATGTTACGATCTTTTGCTCGGTTCTTAAGGATATTTGCTCGATCAACTGGGAATCCACCAACACCTTCAGTTAGAGGTTCAGCATAATCAGATGCGTTAGAAAACACATCCCAGAATTCTCTTGCACCTTCTCTGAGATGCTTAGTTGTTAGATGTTGATCAACAAGTGAAAACATCTCATCTTCAGACTTTGATTCTGACAAAGCAAGTTCTAAAGTTCTTTGGATCTTTGCCACTTCTTCTGGTAAGTAGTCAATCATACGACTACTTAATTCTAGCATCATCGACATGTAATTACTCCTAGAAGTTATCCTTTCTGATATTATTTATGCTTAACGTTTTCTTTGTGGTAGTCCAACTATCTTGGCACCATTCAATTTTGATTTTGCTTTGACCAATGCTTCTCTTTGAGTTTTAGCATTAACCTTTTCATAATAATATTTTCCTGGACCAATTTTATCCAGAGTATATTTAACTGACCAGATTGCTGAGTTAGTTCCATCAGCAATGTGATCTGAGAACTTTTTAACTGGTTGTCCAGGAGTTAACTTCTGTACAGCAATTCGATATGCATCAGTTCCAATCTCCCATTGTGTTTTAGGATCTGCACCTTCATTTAAGGAAGTTAACCATCCACGATATGTGTTATCATTTTCATCCACATAGATCACATAGTTTGTACCACGATGAATGACTTTGCCACAAATTCCAGTATCTAAATGTTCCACAATAGAACCAATCTTAAAAATATTACCCGAAAGATAATTTTCACGCAATCCTTCTTTATCGAGTTTAGGAGCAATTTCCCACAATTCAAACTGTTCAGGTAACTTTAATTTCTTCTTCTTTTTAACTTGTTTTATTTTCTGAATAAGTTTACCCTTCAATCCTTTAATTAAAATAGGATTTACTTCAATATCTGGTTTGAATGAGAAGGTTAGTTCTTCAGAAAGTTTCTTTTCTTTTTGCTTTTTTTGTACTTCCTTTTTCTTTTTCTCAGCTTCCTTCATTCTTTCTTGAACTTTACTCATAAGTTCTTGAGAGATCTTTGGATCAACATGTGCAGGAACACCAGCATGAAATTGCCCATGATCATTTGATTGAGCATGTTTCCTCATCTTAGATGCTGACATTCCTTCTACACCACCATCCTCATGATCGTGTCTCTCACCTGCAGATGACACTTTGATCTTTCCAAAGTTATACATATCAGACCCATTATACTTATTTGCTAGGTGCTCAAATTCTTTTACCCTATCTGCACCGACAACAATATGAACATTCTTGTATCCTTCTTTATGAGCACTTGCTAGAATATCGAAAACATTCTTTGCATGACCATGGATATTGTCAGCATGATCTGGAAAGAAATGTCTCATATACTTCATCTTCTCTTCTGGATGAAGAGGATTCTTCTTTGGATCTTGAGACTGACTCGCATAGATTCTATAGTCTCCACCTTTAGATTTCTTATGGACAGAATTCACTAGTTTCTCATGTCCAATATGAGGTGGATTGAATCTACCAAATGTAAAAGTCAGAGTGTCATCTTTAGTCTTCGGATTGTTATCATGCTTATCCGTATTATTCTTTGGTGCTGATGCCTCTGCTAGAAAGTCTTTAAAGTTCTTCATTTACCTAATTTCTTCTTCGCAATGTACTCTAATCCAGATTGTTTCATCTTTCTATATTTATCTTTGAGTGCTTTAGTCTTTGATGTTGCAATCTTAGTGTCCATAACGATTGAATAATATGCCATGGCAACTTTGGCATCTTTCTTTTTAAGAAAGATCTCCATTGCTTTATCTAGATCTTCGTTTTGGTTCATTCTAGTTTGATGTAAGGTGCAGAGTAAGTGGTGCTTGAACTTGCATACAAATAAATGTCTTCCATAACAGCATCTGCTTTTTGCTTATTCAAACCTTTCATAGTTTCAGCTAATTTCAATGAAAGATATTTTGAATATCTCCACTTTGGAGTTTGTGATGCTATGTAAGTGGTTAGATCTTCATTTGTTTTAATGACTCCTAATTTTTTAAACAACTTGTTCATGGTGTCCCAATGGGTCTTCCCACCGTTCACTGCCAGTCTAGCAGACTCGTTGCTGCTTGGCAACTCGGTGACCCCATGCCGTTTCAAAATGTAATTAAGTGGACCTAGTGAAATTTTCCCCTGGTTCGCAGAGGCACCTTTCATCTCACCCTGCCAACCACTGAGACTCACATCTCCACCAAAACTTCTAAATTGTATTCTACCTTTTGTGAAATTCAAATATACATCCATAGCATCTGCATTAATACTATAGTCACTGTATACAATGTCAGATGGTCTAGCATTTGTTGGAAAATTCTTTTCCGACATAGTAGCAGTAGACCTAGTAATCTTTTTAAGTGAAACTCCTATCAGTTTCTTTGCTTGGAGTTGCTTCCACATTGCATCATTTAGTCCTCTCAATGTTGTTTCTTTTTTGATTTCATTGATATCAAAATCATCAGCAACCATATAAATGTCAGCAGGACTCCACTTGTTTAAATTACCAAATGCACCTTCGGCACGAATAATTGACCATGCATGTTTTTCAATAGCATTAACTGTTTTACTACCTCTATGAAATGTATAGTTTCCAGTTCCATGGAAAACTTCCCACAATTTTGTTGCCCCTGTTGTACAGGATTTCACCCAATCATCTTTTAAATTATTGACCATATTCTCAAATGTCTCATCGGTATCACAATGAGCACGTGCTGCTTTTAAATTCTCTACATTAATATCCCCAGCATCTAATTTTCCATTAACAACATGAAATGCTAAGGCACAATATAGTGCTTGAGCAGACTCTGATAATTTTGTTTCTGCAGCACCTGCTCCAGATCCTCCACCCTTAGCACTCTTAAAATAGATGTACTCTTTAGTTCCTGCTTTCAATGTAAAAATAATAGCAGCAAAACTAGACTTACTAGTTTTCTCATTTTCATAAGGAACATTAAGTGATTTTAGTTTCTTCTGAATATCTTCAGATGCTTTCATTCTATCATCAGTTACTACCTTCAACCATGTTGACTTACTATTTGCAGTATCCACAGAAACTTGATAATCAGATAGAACCTGATTTATTGCCAATAGAATCTCAGAATCCGTTGCCATAAAAGAAACCCCTCTCCACTTATATTTAGGAGAGGGGTTCTATTTATTCCCAAATATCGTTGTCTAGTGGACTATGGGATTTCCGTTGTGTCTTCCTAAGTCGTTTGAGATCTTTCATCATGTCTTTGATTTGCTGATATGCATCCTCTGCAGATAGTTTACCAGCAACTTCAAATCCAACAATCATATCAACCTTATCACCGAAACGGGCAAGTGCCCGTTCAAACTCAGTAAGATTTTCGTATACCATTATCGATCACCTGCTTGACGATTCTCAGACTTATCAACATCAAAACCACCAGAAGGATACCTGCGAGCAAGTTTCATAGTGTTTTTCCAGATAACATCATCCATCCCAACATTAAGTGCCATACATGCCTGAGCAACATACCACATAATATCACCCAGTTCGATGATCAGGTGCTCACGGTTGTCTTCACTAAAAGGTTTACCTTGGAAATTAATCTTCTTAACAATCTCCATAAACTCTCCACCTTCTGCACAAATACCAATAGCAGCAGTGGTAAGACGACTAATATCACAACCAGATTCTTTGATTTCATGAATTCGTTTTACCCATGCCTCAGTGTCTTTAGTAGCAGCACTGGTCATACCATCAACAAATTCAAAGTATCGTGGGAAGTCAACTTCCAAACGCATATTCTCTTTACGAGAATTCTTCATTTTTTCAACTGCTTCTTTTGCTTCATCTACACTATAATGAGCATTAGTTTCAGCATCTTCTGCTACTGCTTTTACCTTCTCTTCGTATTGCTTACGAAAATCATCAAAGTTAAAAGCATCATCAGTGTTCTTTTTAGTTGCCATAAATTACCTCAAATTTTGAAAGTTGCGAATACTTCTTTTTTACCAAACTTCTTTGGACGATCATCTTCATCATAATCATCCTCTTGTCCTGAGTCAAGCAGATCATCTTGTTCAGATTGATCCACATCATACAGTTTCATCTTTGCCCTGTCAATACCAACGATAAATCGTTTATTTACCGTAGGGTCATTATACCTGTTTTTAAGTTGTTTGACAAGGATTTGATTGATCTGCTCCAGTTCTTCTGTACTGATAAGAGCAAACATAAGGTCTGCAGTAGCAGGAAGTCCAAAAGATTCACTGGTATCAGTAAGATCAACATCAGTACTGCCATACCCTGAACGAGTAGTCTGAGTAGCACTAACAATAGGCACATTAAACTCGACAGCAAGACCTCTAAGTTCTTCTGCAATTGCTTTAACATAAGTATAAGAGTTAACAATAGTTCCCTTGTATCGAGAAGACGCACAGATATTCAAATAGTCAATAAAGATAATGTCTGGTTTGAATCCTTTCTTCAGAGCAAGTTCATTAAGAAGTGCCTTGAAATGTCCAGAATGTGCAGATGCAGTTGGATACTCTTTAATAATAAGTTTGCCCACTGTCTTTTGTGCAAGTTTGATAATCTTGCTTTCGTAGAGTTGCTTGGGAATATCTACTAATTGTTGAATAGGAACATTCAGCAAATTGGCATCGATTCGTTCTGCGATTCTTTCCTCTGCCATTTCAAGAGTAATGTAGAGAACATTTTTACCTTGCAGAAGAACTGAACTGGCAACGTGACACATGAAGAGAGATTTACCAACACCCGTTCCTGCCAGTGCAACGTTGAGTGTTTTGGAAGGTAAACCACCCTTGGTGATCTTGTTAAAGAAGTCCAAATCAAAGGGAATCTTTTCTTCTTTACGATGATAGAAATCATAACGTTCCTGGAAATCGTCGATATAATCATGACCAACATGGTCATCAAAACACACACTAAGTGCTTCTTGAAGGATACTTGGAATAGCATCCCTAGTCTTATCTTTACTCTTTCCTTCAGCAATCTTTACTGCTTCAAAAAGTGACAGATATACAGCACGATCTTTACACCACTTTTCAGTAGTATTAAGTAACCATTCAAAATTATATTCAACTACAGATTGATTCTTTAGATATTCACATGCTTTCTTGTAAGAATCCTCTGTAATATCTGTCCTCTTTTCTAGTTCAATATTGATTATTGAACTATTAGGAAGAGTATTGTATTCCTGTACATACCTGTTGATTTCGTTGAATAGAATCTGCTCTACATAATCTTCAAAATATTCAGGTCTAATAAAAGGGAGGACCCTACGGCAGTAGTTATCGTCCTCCATCAACTTTGAAATAATAACAGATTCAATTCGATCAGACATAGTGTAAGTAAGTTCCTACGATAAATTTATCATCACTGATTGATGGTCTGCCCGTATGTGGGAAACACCACATGGGTGGGAAGATCAGCATTCTACCTGCTTTTGGTTGCACTGTAAAGTCAATGGTATCAAAGTGTGTCTCTCCACCCTCTTCAATATCATTTAGATAGAAAAACATGGCAAGAAATCTTTTAGCACTATCATGATTACCCACATCAACATGAGTATCAAAACGATCATCACTTCCTGCTTGATAACACTTTAAACGATATTGTTCTAGTGCATTTTGATCAGGCCAAAAGTGTCCCAAATCCAATTCCATCATATAACTCACACACATTTTATGTGTAGATTCAACTAGAAGATCGTGAATCTTATGGATAGGAGACTCTGGATCTTTATCAGCAGCATCAGTGAGGTTCAACTGCGTAAAGTTTGGACGACCACCGTTTTCAAATCTTTCATGATACTGAGGATGATCAGAATATAGTTTGATCAATTCTTCACATGTTTCCTCAGAAAGAACATTATCATAAACTTTAATATAATCAGTCAGATACTTCAGTTTCACGAAGTCCTGCTGTTCCGTACTTGAATTCTTTGTTTGCTGCGTCATCTAATTTCTCCATAATTTCTTGAGTAAAATATTTGTCGGGGTCATTCAAAATAGTTTTGGCATAAGTTTTCACCCCATTAATTTCATATCGACCTGCAGACTTAGAAAAAATACCATGCTTTTCTCCAAGTTCAAGCAAACCATAATAAGGATCTAGACCAGAATCATAGAACAATCTAGTTTCTGCAATAGAATTTTCTTTTGTAAAACGAGACTTATGTGCTTTACATTTGATGATGTTACCTACGATTTCTGTTCCATCCTTCTCTTTTGATTTGCTGAGATGGATGATCGTAGATGCTGCATACTTCAATCCAGATCCACCACCCATTTCTTTGGTAGGAACATAAGATCCAACCACATCATATGTATGGTTAGTGACAAGCATAGGTACACCTGCTTTACCAAGTTTCAGTGTAAGAACACGGAAGACAGATTTAATAACCTGAGCACGAGTCATGTCTCTTGTTTCTTTACCTTCACTGGAATCTTCCAGTTCTTTGGTTGTCGAAAGATTACCCAGTGAATCAAGTACAAACATCATAGGTTTGCGATCATTCTGCTTAAGTTCCAACACCTTATCAATGATTTTGATTGCTTGTGTTCGGAATTCCTGAACAGTAACAACAGGAACAATGATCATGCGACTGGAATCAATTCCACGTTCTTCAATCATCGAACGAGTAATAGCAGATTCAGATTCAAAGTAGATTACACCTGCATCTGGATTACTATCCAAAAAATGTTTAACAATACTCAGACAAAAGAATGTCTTACCAGTGGAAGATTCACCAGCAATAGCAGTGATCTTGTTGGCAGGAATACCACCATAGATTGAACCAGATAGAAGAGCATTGAAGATGTAACTACCAGTATCAATAAAGGCATCACAATCTCCTGCTGCAACTCCATCGGCAACTAAAGACGCATATTCATTACCAATTTCTTTGACAATATCTTGTAAAAAGTTCATATTAGGCAAATAGGAATTCAAGGGTGTTTATGTTTTCGGTTTTCCAACCGATGATATCCAAAATAGTTTTCAGGGGTTCGAGGAAACTTTTCTCAAATTGTAGGTCATAGTCCACCGATTTGTCAAGCCCCAATTCAGTTGGAAATGTCTGAAGAAAAGAAATAACATTTTCATTGATCTTGTTCGGTGTCCTAAGCATAATGAACTTAATCTTCTCCCCATCCTGAATGATTGGATACTTGTGAGTTAGTTTATTTTTACGAATGTAAAAATTATATAGAAGAACTCCACGGACATGAATTGGAGTAGATTTAACGTAGATAGTAGAGTTACTTGAAAACTTCTTTAGGTTATTTGCACTTCGTGGAAATGCAATCTCATCTACAGGAAGATTCTTAAACTCATTTCTAAATTCTTCAATAAATTTAATCAGATCATCATTAGTTTTTGTCATGATAATCTTGAGTGCATCCTTAATCTTTTGACGGCAGGGAGCAGGAGTAGAAGATTTAACTGCTTCAATACCCATGATCTTCAGTTTTGGTTCAGTGAATCGAACACCTTCAATATCCCAGGCATTGAGAATGTATCGTTTCTTACGTTGCCAAGGTTTGATAAGATGTTTCAATATACTTTTCAAGTTCCATCCCACACACCTTATCAAGGAACGTGACAATGCTTTCAGCATTTTTCTCTCTCCCTTTGAATACACGGTCAACCAAATGATCCAAGCACAAGTAAATAGAATCAGTGTCAATAGCAATAACATAATCTTGATCCTCAGTATGAAGATGTTTGTTTAGGTATTCATTTAATTTCTTTTCGATCCAACGAATCGAAAGTTGACCAGACAAAGTAATTGCCTCAGCATTCTGAAGATTGTAATATCTGAAGTATTGATTTCCAATAGCACCATAAGCAGAGTTCAATTGAATCTTACGTACCATCTGGATGTTGTTATACTTGGCAATCTTTTTAACTAGATCAGGGTCTTTCGATTTTTCATACTCTTTCTTAGCATCGAGCATTAGTTTCTTATAGATGGTGCGTTCATCATAAATCTTCTGCATCATCTTAGGCAGGAATCCTTGGTGCCTAGTATCATACATTGCACCGTTTGCACATACAGTTGAATTATTCAATTCGGACAATTCAATCTCTTGCCGTAGCAATCTATCTACAGTTGCAGATGGATGTTTAGTTGGCAGTAGAGTTTCAGGACTGATGTTATATTGCATAATCAAGTGAGGATATAGTGAGTTCAAGTCAAAACTCACAACCCAATTATACAAACCAGGAATAGGTTCTTTCACATACGCACCCTCATACTTCTCATCTTTATTGGGAGCACCTTTCTTAGGTGGCACAACCAGATTCTGTTCCTTGAGGAAGTTAAAGATAAGAGTATCCCAAGTACGCACCTGAGAATATACATCCTCATAATTTACCTTGGCATCGTATGCCATGGCAACAGCAAGTTCAATCAGTTTCATTTTGTCTTCCAGACGGTCAACAAGTTCCACGTCAAAGATGTTGTATTCTACAAATCTCTGCCAACCATTACGATAGAATGCACTAAAGTTTTCAAACTCACTGTGATCCAACTTACGTTGCCCCAGTTCAACAAACGCAATATGATCGAGTCGATATGATTCCTGGTTAGTGTAAGTAAACTTCTTATACAAATCAAGGTAATCGAGAATAGAAACTCCCAGCAAAGTATATGAAATTTGCTTACGACCTTTGATATAGATTTCATTCTCCGTAATCTTATTCCAGGGGGACAGTGACTTTGCCCACTTCTCTCCTAGAATTCTTGTCGTTCGACGACAAATATAAGGAATGTCATATAGATTACAGTTCCATCCAGTCACAATATCTGGTGTATTCTCTGCCCACCACTGAATAAAATGCTGGAGCATCTTGTGCTCATTATCACACAAGAACAAATTAACATTGTTTGGTGCTTCAAACTCACGGGTCACCCATGTAAACACCTTTTTAGTATTAAGATTTTTGATTGTAATACAAAGAACTTCTTCCGATGATGATTCTACATCGGGGAATCCATTCTCAGATGCAACCTCAATGTCAATAGTATAGATCTGAAGAGTTTGAAAGTCATAGTCTACATGCTTAGGATATTTGTCTGCGATATATTGATACACAAACCTCTCATATCCATGGACTTCAAATCCATCGATCTTATCATACTTTTTAATGAACTCCCGTGCTTCTCTGGGAGATTCAAACTTGATTGGTTTTACATTTTGTCCATACAAAGTTTTGTGTTTAGATTCTCCTTTTGTAGGCACAAAAAGAGTGGGAGTAAAACTCTCTCTGTAGGTGACAGGTTCTTTACCCTCATACCCACGATAGAGAATTTTATCCCCCACTAATTCAACACTGGTATAGAAATCCATCAACTCCCCAGGCAACGATTGTACAACTTCAGGATGTCCTCCTTCGGATCCAGTATAGTAAAGATCGATTCGGTTGTCAAGAAGAGGTCTCGTTGGTCTGAGTATTTGGGGAACTCCTCAAGAATGGCATACTCATAAACATACCAATCTTTATCGGTAGCACCCTCATCAATTTTCCTTGCGGAAAGTTTAACATGATCATTTTCAAGTGAGTGTGCTCTCTTTTCTAGAGATTCTGGATTTTCCCCATACTCAGCACACTCAACAATCTTATAACAATTTTGTAGGAAGAGTGCTGGTTCTTCATCCAATTCAGTTAAATGACCAATCAGATATTCATTCGGGTTCTGCTGGAGCAGTAGTAGTTTCACTGTCATTAGTGTTAATAATTTGAGTATATCTATCTAGAATTTCTTCATGTGGATTGTAAAGAGTTACGATTTGATCCAGTCTTACAAGAAACTCATTTTTATCCGCTAGTGGTGCCCATGGTAGATATTGAACCTGAACATCATTTAGTTTTTGTGGTGCGTCAGTTTCTACTACCAGTTGCTCAGATTGAATATAAACCTGATAAGGATTTGTAAGTAGCAGTCCTACAACTGTCTCATCGTTTAGTGCTTCCTTAACATCACTAATTACGTCCTCTCCGTTTTGCAGTCTTACGATTTTTACGCTCATACGATTTCTCCATTAATGTCTTATAGGATTCTTTAAATAATTCACTAATTGCTTTCCTTAGTGTAATATTTTTTTCATATGCCAAGTCTCTTGCAAGAATAAGTACATCATCCATGTACTGACTTGGAATATCCATATTTAAATTTTCAATATCATCACATCCAGGTGGACATAGATTTACATAGTAGTTCATAACTAACCTCCAGTATACACACAAAAAAGGGAGGGGTCAAGCCCTTCTCCCTTTATTCTGTTGTTTGATTTATTTATCAACTTTCTGTAAGTAGTTGTGGTGAAGAACCTGCAATATCATATACGGTTCTCTTTTGATGTTCTGGAATAATTTTTTCCAGATCGATTGTAAGTAGTCCATCCTCAAAACGAACGTCTTTAATTCTTACATCTTCAGATAACTGCCATGCTCTTGTAAAACTCCTTTTTGATAGTCCTTTGTGGAGATAATTTCTTGTAGTATCTTTGTCCTCATTTTTGGAGGTAACTCTGAGAATGTTCTGTTCAGTAGAAACTTCGATCTCATCTCGTTTAAATCCTGCAAGTGCAACTTCAATTGTGAAATTACTGGAATCATGTTTGATTAAGTTGTAGGGTGGATAGTTAATGTTGTGCCCAGAAAGAGCATCTAGTCGATTAAAAATATCATCCAGACCTACAGCATGGGGTGCGTATTCTTTCCAAAAGGTGTCTAGTGTGCTAGTTGTAATCATTGAACTTCTCCTTAAATAAGCAAGAATTTGTAATGGACCCCGAAGGCATCCGAAAGATATTTATAGCATAAATAGCTTTGCCCATATAGTCTGTTTTTGGAGGATAACCCCCCATGAAAAAGGTATTAACCGTACTTGCGGCAGGATCCTTTTTCGTTATGCCTGGTAATGCTGCTGAAATTACATCACGAATCACTGACTCTGTTCAATTGAAAGTCGATGCTGCTGCTTCCCAAGCACTTAGAATTGGAGGACAATACTCCGTTTCAGGAACTAATATTCAATCATCTACATTTGGTGGTGTGGGTGGTGCTGGATCATATTCGATCAATACTGCTGGTCAAGCATTCAGTTTTTCTGAAAGTTTGATTGAAGCAGATACAATCCCAGCATCCGTATCTACAGGATCTATTGCCCCCTATGGAAATATTACCTCTACTGCTGCTGGTACTGCTGGAACTCTTGCTGGTACTCTTTCAGGCACATCAGTCCCTACTGTGACTGCTGGTGGTGCTGGAACAACCGCAACTGCACAACGTAGTATCGAATTGAGTGTATTCAAATGAGACATTTAACTCCCGTCTTGCTTTTAGCAGCGGGAGTCATTTGTACTCCTGCGATGGCTAATACTGTTGTGCCTAATTTTACCAGAGGCACAATTACTGCGACCACAGAATCAACAACCAAAGTAATAGAAACAATCCGTCAAGTTGAATACACAACTGGCACATCATATACTGTAACTGGAACTAACATTAACATTCCTGGCACTCCTCAACAAGGAGCAAATTATAGTATCATGACTCAAGGTGCTCCATTCCAGTTCAGTGAAACCTATCTCGGACCTGGAGTGGCAAAAGAAACATGGATAGATCGCACAACGGAAACAAACTCGGTTACAAACTCGGTATCTGTCTTTACACAGTAGGTTTTTATATATCGTCTGCAGTGGCTCAAACAGCTCCTAGTAATACTAACATTGCTGGTCCTAGTGCTTCTGCTACAGGTAACGTTACTAACCAAGCGGTACAAGTCTTACAGGGTCCATACGCACTCAATACGTATGGTGCTGGAGTTAGTTGCCAGGGACCAAC